GCACTTGCAATCTTCGGCGACCTAAGGGTAATTAGCCCTTTCGTGTACTTAATTAGTTGGAATCTTCAAGCCGGGTTTACTAAACCCGGAACCAGCCAATGGCTGGTAATCCCTTTTCCTTCTACGTATCCACCTACCTTGCGTCTCAGATAGTGTTCATCATGGATGTCTACAACGTCTCCGTATATTTTTAGAGAGATTGGGTCGTACCGAGTAACACTCGGCCGGTTCAACCACTCAATATACCTGAGATCTGCATTCTTTCTTGCCCTTTCATTGTATTGAAAGCGGCAAAATCGAAAGCTGTATGATCCATGTTCTGAGCTGTATATCGGTGACAATGTCATCCGATAATTTGACGTGAAGCGTTGTAAGTCGAAACTTATTTTCGCTCCACTGTCGTCAGGGTAGAAGCTCGGTACGACTTTAATTGATATATCGTACTTCGCAAACAATTGGAATAAGTGATGGAACAATGGTTTATATACATAATCTCTTTCGCCGAAGCACAACATGTACTTCTTAACGAGAGAGTTTAAAATTATGTAGAGCCAGGGTTCTAGAGCACTTTTTCTAACTGACGTGGGCGCCTTTACAAAATACGGGCGCACGTTGTATCCTGCGAGGTAATCACCCCCACAAGATTCTCTAAACCTACAGGCAGTATCAATGAAGGATTTCTCCTTATTTATGATAAAGCCTACTTCTTCCATAGTCCGTATGAACAACGGTGCTACTTCGGAAGGCACAATGCAGTCATCGCCAAAGACCGAACAACCCCCTTTATTAACTTCCCATTCAGGGAAGAGGGTGTTGCTACGATCGTCTAGCGACAATAAGCATCCTTGTGCAAGGGTATAGAAAACTAACGTCTCCAGCGGAAAAGTCACCGCATTCCCCATCGTTGATATCATATTCAGTTCAAGAGGACTGCCATTCAAGGTAGTCGTAGAACATCGAGTCATGTCGACTTTTTGGAACCAACTTACCGGTAGCAAGTACCGGAGAAGCTCGATCGAAACACAATCACTAGCTGAGGACCAATCTATTGTGGCATAATTGCCAGTTATAGAGGCCTCCTTAGCCAATTCTTGGTGTTTGATCGGGAGAGTTTTGACATTGAGATTCATGACCTTCATCCGCTTATAAAGCACGCCCATGAGCCCTTGCTGGAGATACATATTACCAGTAGGTTCTACACAGATCATGCGGC